TTTACCCCGCGATTAAGGGTGATATTCCTGTCGCTGAATTTTTAGAACAAGCCGACGGTAATGGTCTTATATACGTTCACCGAACTAGCGGAACATCCGGATCGCAATACCTTTTTAGAAATTGGAACGAAGCAACCGGAAGCTATGTTTTACAAGTCAACCCCTCCGCGAATAGAAACGATATTAAGTTCCGCATGTACGGCATACGATCACAGCAAGTCGTTGTTGACCCGTTGTTAGTGCCGGTTGTTGATCTTGAGGAAACGATAATTACGCCAGCCGAAAAAAGTATAGCCGGTTCCGCTGGTGCTACTTGGGATTTAGCGCCAGATTATACAGATTGGCAAGCGGTGTACGATGAATTTCAATATGTTGACTTTTATGTAGTGCGTTCAAGCGATGCGAATAATACCATGTCATCGCCGCACGCAAGGGTTCCGGTTTCCACGCTAGCATCGTTAGCTAACAACTACCCAACGTCGAGCAATCATTTTAATATTGGCGCAGGTTCGCAAGTGTTGGCGGGGGGTCTAATGACGCCAACAGGTAATACTGTACAATTTCGTTTCTTATCAAATGCAACCGTATCAGCAGAAATATACGCGGTCGGCGTGCGCGCACAGAAGACGGTTGTTGACCCGAACCTTTTAGAAGCAACTGATCTTGAAGAAACGATAATTGTTAGAGAAGTACAGACGGTTAATAGTTCTGGCGGCACTTGGACACTGCAAAGCAGCTATGTGGATTGGCAAGCGGTTATCGATGATTTTGAATATGTTGATTTCTACCAAAACAGAACAAACGGCATAAACGATTTCGGCACTAATCACATGCGTGTGCCAACGATAGAGTTAGAATTCCATGCACAGACCAACCCAACGAATGACGACCAATTTAGCTTTGGTGCGAGCAATCAAGGCGCAACAAACATTAAGGTTGGAGACATTTCGTTAACTGGTAACACATTGAAAGTTACCCACTCGAACGGCGGTTCGTCTAATATGGCGCTTACAGTCGTTGGCGTTCGCGCACAAAAGACGGTTGCTAGACCAGAAGATATTTCAGTAAACGACCAAGCCGCAAGCGGCTATGTGGATATCGGCAACATGCGTATGCAATGGGGTTATGTAACAGCAGACGGTTTAAGCACCGTTACCTTACCCGCACCATTTGCTAACGATCAATACCATACGGTCGCGGGTATAAGCGCCAGAACAGCCACGCCCGCAGATACTACCGCTGCTAGAAGCTCGCACATTGGAAACCAGACAACGACTAGCTTTGATATGCGCATTGTTTTTGCGAGTTCAAGCAATCAGGGAGCATCGACCGTCGCATCGGCATGGCAAGCGATAGGGTTAAAGCCTTAATGCGTTGCGGAACGATGCATAGCGAGCAAGCACATTAAGCAGCACTTAATTAAGTGAGCAACGCAAAGACATTGGGCATTATCGGCGGATCAGTTTTGACCATTTGCGTTGGTTATTTATTGAATAAAACCCTAGATTCGAACGACTCGGTATTAGTGATTAAGCCGCAAGTGGATAAAAACACGACCGACATTAAAGAGCTAGAACAGTGGCAAAAGGATTGGGTAAAAAGTGGTAGATTGCCCGAAGATGTAGAACAGAATAAAGAGATAGAATTTTTAAAGCGTGACTTGGGCCGAGTCGATGACGAAGTTACCAGCATCGAAAATCGCGTAAGAGACGTAGAAATGTCTAACACAAAAGACCATTAGAGAATACGAAAATGGAATGGATAAAGTTTTTAGGGGCGCCCGCGTTTCTAGTATTTTTGGCAGCCATATTTAAAGACGCATTAGCAACCCGGTTGGGATACCAAAAGGTGCGGCTAGAGCAGGAAAAAACAATAGCGGAAATCGGCGCGGATATCCGCAATGAATTGCGCGAAGATATACAGAGGCTACGCGAGAGAGTGCGCGGCCTTGAGGATGAAGTTAGAAACCTTCGGAGCGAAAACCAAGTTTTGCGAGAACGATTACGTAGCAAGGGCGTAGATACCGCCATGATAAGGGGCTAGGGCCATGACGTTACAAGATGTTCTAGACAGCCTAATTAACCGCATCGCAGACGAGTTTAAAAAGCATAAGGACTGGTTAACCGGCGACCAGTTCGCGCCAGATGTTTCGACACGTCTATACACGCAGTCGACGAATATAGTTGACGCAATTAACGAGACAAATACAAACGGCGCAGCGACCGCGCTGGAAATACAGCAAGCCGACAGAGATTACGCGGCACAATTAAGGAATCAGTTACTATGAGTTTAGAAACAAGATTTGACGACCTAACCACCGAGATAGCAACGCAGATAAAAGATACTCGAATAAAATCGGGCGGTACTGCCGCGTTTGATTTGTCGACGTTGACGACAACAGTAAAAACCTCTCTGATTGCAGCGATTAACGAAGTAAGCACGGCAGCCGGTAACGCTGCAATTATTAACGACGCCGCCGCCAGTGCGACCACAACATACAGCGGTAACAAAATAGATGCCGACATAGCGGCAGCGGTTGCTAGTCTGGTTAATGGATCGCAAGCAACGCTAGACACATTGGGAGAAATTGCAGCAGCGCTAGGCAATGACGAGAATTTCGCGGCCACGTTAACGACCAACTTAGGGCTTAAGGCAAATATTGCCGACACTAAAAGCGTTACCGAACTTGGCGCGGCTGTTGATACGCGCGACTACGCTGCCGAGTTTCTATCGAAGCTGGTTTAGTGAATGTCTCTAGAACAAAATTTAGACGAACTGACGACCAAAATAGCCGATGAAATAAACCTACTACAGCCTATTATAATCCCGTTTGGTGGTCAGTTTCTTTTAGACCCCAATGAGGTTAACGGCTGGGGTGTTATCGGTATGCATGACAACACGAACAGCCAAGATTTAGGTAACGTCGGCGCCGCCAATCTAAGCAGGATAGCGGGCGGATTTGTAGCACCGTTTGATATTAAGGTAACTCGTCTAATGGCGTGGCACCAAAATAATAACGGCGCCGCGCAGGCTTGGGGCTGGGTCATGGCTAAGCAAGCAAAAACAGCCGGCAGCAACGACAGAGTAACGACTTACATTTTAGACGAAGTGGCGGACAACGCTGGCACCGGTCCGAGAAATTATTTAAACACCACGAACCAGAAAACAGACATAGCAATACCAGACGCAGAAGTAGCGGAAGGCGAAACTTTAATATTAGGCGTGGCGGCACCGACCGCAGTTACAACGAATCGTTACGTTAGGGTTATGAGTGGTTCTATAGTAATAAGGCGAGCATGATAAAAAGATTTTTAGAATTTTTGTTAGAGAAGGTTTGGGGCGTAACTTCGGAACCCGTAGCAGGCGCCATCGAACCGGAGATCAAATCAAGAATAGAAGCGTTAGACGAACTAGTACGAGAACACCGCGTACGGCTTGATGCCATTAATTCTCGGATCGAACGACAACAAAACCAGTTAGACGAAATGCAAGTATCGGTAGATAATTTTGATAACGGACCCGGCGACGACGACGAGATAATTTAAGCGGTAAAAATTTGGGCGTTGATTTAGGGGCGATAAACGAGGGGATAGCGGACGGCTTAGCGCCGTTTCAGATTAAAGATTATTCCAGCCTTCCAGATTGGGCGGACGAAAACTTTTTTTTAGCGTCCGAGTCGTCGTCGATATCTGGACCGTGGGAGACGTTGCCATATCAGCGGGGGCTAATGCTGGTAATGGCCGACGAAGATATAGAGGTTTTTACGTGGCTTAAGTCCAAGCAGATCGGCGCTACTAAAATGATGTGCGCCGACGTGCTTTATCATTGCGAATATAAGCGCCGCAATATCGTATTTTTTCAACCGACCGAAACCGAGGCAAAAGGTTTTTGCGAGGAAGAAATAGACAGCGTTTTACGGTCAACGCTTTTAGGCCACGCGCTAAGCGTTGACCCGAACAAGAAACACCGAGACAACACCAGCACAAGAAAAAGATTTAAGAACGGCGCGCTATTAGATATACGCGGCGGCAAGTCAGAGCGTAACTATAGACGACTCACTAAAGACCGTGTTTATTACGATGACGCGGACGGGTTCGATTCAGAAATAGAATCATCTGGCGACCCGTTTAGCTTGGGCGACGACCGCGTGAGTACCTCGAGCTTTCCGAAGTCGATACGAGCAAGTACACCGAGAACTGATGGCGATAGCCTGATATCGAGTTCCTACGAACAGGCCGAGATACAAATAAGCCGTTATGTGCCGTGCCCGGATTGCGGACACTATCAGCCTTTACGATGGGTTAATTTTGTTAAGGACGAAAGCGGCGAACGTTTGCCGCTACATGCGTGCGAGTGTTGCGGGCATGAGATGAGATACCCAGACATGCAGGAAGCAGACGCGCAAGGAATTTGGCGCAGCCCGGTTGACAAAAAAGACACGCTAAAAAGCTACGACCCGAAAGACGAACGCTTTATATATCTTGACGAAACCACGGGCGAGTTTAGGCACGGAAAAGAAGTTAAGAATTATTATCACGTCGGCGCGTTTATATGGTCGGCGTATTCGTACTTTATAAGTTGGGAACGACTAACAAGAAAATTTAACGAAGCGCGAGCCGAGTTAAAGAAAAATGGCAGCACGAAAAAGCTAAAGACGTTCATTAATACGGACCTTGCGGAGACTTGGAAAGAACAAGGCGAAGTACCGGCCATAGAGCTAGTACACGAAAAGCAGGTTAACTACGAATTAGGTACCGTCGCAAAAGACACGGTAGCGCTAACGTGTGGCGTTGACGTTGGCGCGGACGGATTATATGTGCAGATACGATCGTTTAATAATTCGATGGGCAGCCGCTTGGTTTTATATCAAGAAATCGGCGGCGATATCGAAGAATCGCAAGTATGGGAAAGGCTGGACACAATACGGCGAAAGATTTACGACGGATTCCCCGTTGCGCTAACTTTTGTGGATTCTGGCTATAACACGGATGTTGTTTACCCGTACTGCAAAGAACACGCCGGCGAGAACGTCTACGCGATCAAAGGCCGCGACACAATGCAAGAGCTAGTGCGCAAGTCGAAAGTAAACAGAAAGGCCGGCAGGGGACAGGAGATACGCTTGTATCTCATAAATACCGACCATTTTAAAGTAACAGTACATACCAGACTAAAAAACAAGGCAGACGACCCGCGCGCGTTTCTGATACCTACCAGTATACAAGAGGCGTATTGCCAAGGATTAGTAGCCGAGGAACGCATGGAAACGAAGGCGGGCAAATGGGTCTGGAAGCAACGACACAAATATAACGAGCCATTCGATACGGCGGTATATGCATACGCCGCAGCACACCGCAAGAACGTAACGGCCATGACGCCCGGACCAGCAGAAACAGAGCCGGAAAAATCAGCACCGTCTAAGACGGTTACAAAGGATTGGGACGAATACCGATGATTACACAAGACGACATAGACGAAAATACGGGGTGCGTTAAGTGTGAGGCTTTGCGCGGCGTTATTGCCTCGTTAACGTCGTCCTTAACTAGCGGCGTTGTTAAAGTCCAATGGGGCGACCGTAGCAAGACTTTTGGTAGCCTTGCAGATTTGAGCAAGGTATTAAACGCATACAAGGCACAGTTTCTTGCTAACTGTACGTCGCGCGTTAGTCGCGTTGGTATGGGCGGGTTTGTTACAACGCGCACGATACCGTATTGCGCGGGAGGCATCGAGGGCGACGAGCTAACATTCTCGCATCAGATAACCGCCCCGGGCGGAGGTAGTACCGCCACGTCAACAGAAGCGGAGTTAGACGAAGTTACCGACGGCGATTTAGTAGCCGATTTTGACAACGCGCTAAATAATCCATAATGAAAGAAATTAGTTTGTTTGACCGGATGCTATTAAATGTGGCGCCGGGGGTTGCGGCTGGCCGTGCTAAAAAGCAGCTAGAAGCAAAAAATTATTACGAAGCCGCCAAGATAAAGAAGCGCGACAGCTACCGACCAAGGTACGGCAATAGCGACCCGAATAGCGCACTACAAGCACAGGGGCATATTCTTGTAGATAAAGCCCGATACCTAGAAAGAAATTTTGATCTAGCGGGCGCGACCCTCGGGCTAATGGTTAACAAGGTGGTCGGAAACGGTATTAGGTGCGAGCCTAAAGTACGTTTAACTAACGGCGAGCTTGCAGAAGATTTAAACAAATTCTTATGCGTCGAGCATGAGAAGTGGTGCGAACGTCCAGAGGTTGCGCGCAGCCTTTCACACTATGACGCGCAACGGCTAGCAGTTAAGAGCAAGACCCGTGACGGCGAGATATTTGTGCAACTAGTATCAAAGGATACAGCCAACCATACACACCCTGTAGGGCTTAGCTACGAGCTAATAGAAACCGATTATGTCCCGATGCACTTACACACAAGCGCCTCGGATGATAACCAAATATATAACGGAATAGAGCGCAATGAGTGGGGCGCACCTATCTGGTACCACGTTCTACGGCAAACAGCGTTTGAACGACTCAAGAATACGGGCGAGACGCGGAGAATTAGTCAAGCCAATATGCTGCACTTGATGCACGCAAATAGAGCGAAGCAGGGGCGAGGCGAGACGGCGTTCGCATCATTCTCTAATAGGTTTTCGGACCTCAAGGAATACGAAGATTTCGAGCGCATCGCGGCAAGGTTCGCGGCTTGCTTTGTTGGGTCCATTGAAAAGGACGCGGAAAGCTCCGAGTTTAGCGACAACACCACAACGACAAACGCCGACGAATTCAGTTTAACGGCTGGCAGTCTATGGGATGGCCGGGCCGATGGTTCAAAGCTACAGGTACACGCACCCAACCGTCCTAACAATGGTACCGAGGCGTTTAGAAAGCTTAACCTAGATAGCATAGCGGCCCGGCTTGGATTACCTAGCGGCCCATTATCTAAGAATTGGGGCGGCAACTATTCAGCCCAACGGCAAGAAATGGTCGAAACGCATATAGGCATACAGGCTATGCAGGACGAATTTATAAGCCAATTCGAGCGACCAATGTGGCGGCGCTGGATGCTGGCAGCGCAAGCAAACAGCTTTATACCCGACGAGCTTTTAATAGACGTTGATATGGCGACCATCGACGCGGCCACGTTCCACGGCCCGCAAATGCCGTGGATTGATCCGCTAAAAGAGTTTAGGGGGTACGAAGTTGCGCTAGAGAATGGCTTTATGGACCTAGAAACAATCATACACAGATTAGGTCTAGACCCGCGCGAGGTTCAAGCGAACCGAACACAAACAACAGAAACACCAACGGAGGGCGTTAACGATGCCTAAAATATTTGATATTAAAATGATGGAAGGTTCCGAGCGTGCCGAGGTTCGCATATACGGCAATATCGTCGATAACGATTGGTACGGGGACCAAGCCGGGGCAAATGAACTTACAAAAGAAATAGACGAGATAAACGCAGCAGAGATCGACGTGCGAATACATAGTTACGGCGGCTCGGTTTATGCGGGTTGGGCAATCTATAACGCCCTTAAGCGCCACGACGCACACGTAACAACGTACATAGATGGCATAGCCGCGTCTATGGCGTCGCTTATTTTCCTTGCAGGCGACACCAGAAACGCCGCAGAAAACTCTATTTACATGATCCATAACGCATGGTCTGGCGCGATTGGCGATGCTAACGAATTTGAAAAGGCAGCGACTGTTTTGCGCAAGCTCGACAATCAGGCCGTAAAACTTTACTCCAAACTTTCCGGCGAATCCGAGGAAACGATACGGGAATACATGGAGCATGAAACACACTTTACAGCAGACGAGGCTATGCAGATCGGCCTAGTACACAACTTGACCGAGGAAACTATAGCCAACGAATCCATGTTATTAACCGCCAAACAAATGAAGCAATACGGAATACCGCGAGACGTTGCGGCCCATTGGCAAAAACCAAAAGCAAAGAAAACCAAAATCACAAAACCTAAATTAACTAAACCAACGAAACCAACAGAACCCGCACAAGCGGACAACGAGGTAACAGAAATGACACCAGAAGAAATCGCCGCGAAAAAAGCCGCCGATAAAAAGGCTCTAAATGACGCGGGTAAAAATGCAGTAGAAAAGAACACCGCCCGGCAGTTAGAGGTTAACGCCGCCGTGGATAAATACAAGGACCAAATGACCGCAGAGCGTGCGGCAGAAATTAAAGAATTAGCGATCACCGATTCGACTATCGATGCCAGCGCAGTCGCTAAATTGGTACTTGATGATCTATCAAAGGACGACGCGCCCGGAGCGCCAGCGGTTCACGTTAAGGACGACGAGCGCGGCCCTAATGCGATGAAGTCTTTACTAACTGCTTATGCCACTAAGGACGAAGCGGCAATGGCAGAAAACCCCTATAAGGCGTATTCAACGTTAGAGCTTGCGCGAGAGTCTATGCGCATTAATAACGTTTCTGATGCTGGCATGGGTAAAATCGAAATTGCTCAGCAGATCGTGAGAACTGCAAGTATGCAGCACAGCACCACCGACTTTGGCGCATTGGTTCGTGCATCTGCCGAGATTGCGGTAGTCGATGCCTTTCAAGCTTTCGAATCGAACATTTTACAGATTGCAAGCGAAGGCACTGTGACCGATTTGCGCCCGCAGGAATCCGCCGTAATTGGTGAGTTCTCGCCGCTGCTATTGGTGCCAGAGGGTGACGAATATGTTTACGGTACGTTGTCCAGTTCGCTAGAAGCGATTCAGGTAGCCAAGTATGGACGTAAATTTAACCTTACTGAAGAATCAGTAATTAATGATACGTTCCTAGATATCCTATCGCGCGTCCCGACCTCAATGGGCCGACAAGTTGGCAAGACCGAAGAACGCCTAGTTTTGGCGCGCTTGGTTGATACTAACTTAACCCTTTCGGACGGCCTGCCATTGTTCGATGCGGCGCATAACAACGACCATACTGGTATGCCTTTATCGGCTGCTAGCTTGTCAACGCTTAAGACAAACATGCGTTTGCAGAAAGACTCGGACGGTAACACGTTGGGCGCTGTACCTAGTATTTTGTTGGTACCGGCTGCGCTTGAAGATTCCGCCTTAACGCTGGTTCAATCTGCCACGCCACCGGGCGCCACTAACTCGGGCGTGCAGAACATCCACCAGAACAGCGTCCGAGTAGTTGTCGCGCCAGAACTGGATGCAATTGACGATACTCAATACTACCTGTTTGCCGATCCACAGGACGCGCCGGGCTTACAGATTACCCGCTTACGTGGTTATGGAAATCCGGGTGTTGTTCAGTCGGCAGAGATGGCGGACATTGACGGTACAGAGTTTAAAGTACGTCATTTTGCGGCTGGCTCAGCTATTGGCTATCAGGGCGTGCAGCGAGCGAAAGCTTAAACATCCCATTTATTAATTATTAGGAGACGTAAAAATGTCAGTAAATTTACACAGAATGGGAAACCGGCACCAATGGTTCCCAACCACAGACGTAGAAGCCGGAAAGATTTATCAGGACGGCAACTTAGCAGTAATTCCTATTACTGATTGGGCGCTAGGCTCGCCGAATCCAGTAGCAGGTTATACGAGTGCCGTTCATCGGTTTTATCAACCAGACCCGGGCCTAGTTGTTGGCGATGTTGTTGGGTACGACAGCGCTACAAATACGCTCGTTGCCGGCGGTACCGGAGATTTTGACTGCGGTACGTACCGTGGCTATCAGATGCACAACGATCTAGTAGCTACGCACGCGACGGTATTGTTAAACAACAACACCGGTACCAACCAACAGCCGTAATGCTGTTCCGCGAACTGTTCCGAGACGATTTACACGGTTGCCTATTAGATGAATTAGGCGACGACGTAGAGATTAACGGAACAGTTCGCAAAGCGATTTGGAATCGCCCGTACTTTGAAAACTCAACGGCGGGCGATTTCGATATTAAAAACCGCGACACCTCTATAGAGGTGCCGTTAAATTACGGCGTTAGTGTAGGCGACCCGGTTGTATTTCAGGGTATCGCTTACACGGTTACGGAACTACAGCCAGACGGTCAGGAGCGCACCGTAGCGCATTTAAGGAAAGCATGACTAGCCCGAGAGAAACGCTACGCGATGCCGTAGAGGCGAGTTTAGCCAGCGTACAAGCGAACACGTACCAGCACAGAAACTATGATGTTGTAGAAACCGAGTTCCCGTTTATTGATATTGCGACCGGACAAGAAACGTACACCTATAGCGGCACGTTAACGAGCGCGTGCGTGGCCGTAGAGTCCGCGTTACAAATAACGGTAGTAACAAAAGAAGTGGCAGAAAACGACGATATTTGCCGGCAAGTTTTCGCTGCTATTCCGTCGCTGGTTTTTGACGGGTGCCAGTTGTTGCCAGATACGTCGGATTATTTAAACGACGGCGAGGGCGAAAACCAGCACTTTTCGAGGCAGCTTTTATATGTCGCGCAATACAATATCAATGTAGACACGGGCGAAGTTTTGCCGAATGGCTAGTGATTGGTGGGACGCTGCGAGAGTTGAATTAGACCAGCAGCCCCACGTATTAGAAAACATCGCTAACGGGCGCATTACCAGCCCGGCACCAAGGGTAATAGAAATCAACGGCGGATCGTGTGGGCTAAGGAATATATTAGCGCATAAGATTTGCGCGACCTTATCGCACCCACTATCAAACGCTGAATTAAGCGAACCCGAAAAATATACCAAACTGGAGTTTTAAATTATGGGATTAGCAGTCGAGATACCATGCGCAGGAATTAAGCCTAAATTAACGGCCATCGAGGTCGAGGACCCGGCCAACGCCGGAACGTGGGAGCTAGTCGAGCAAGCCACTGGCGTCCCGACTAACACATACGGCAGCCGTTCAACGACTAACGAGTCATGCTTGTACTCAAATACTGATGCGTCGTTTACATCAGGCATAGAGCCGGGTACGGCCACTATCGATATGAATTGGCAGCCAGACTCGAGCGCGCCCGGTCAAGCGATTTTACGCGCAGCATTTTTGAGTAACGACCAAATTAACGTTAGATACCGTTATTCAAATACGCCGGAAACAGTCGAAACGTTCGCGGCCAACGTTACCAACGTTAGCCGACCGATCACAGACGATACGTTCATAGCGCAATCAATCGACCTTCAAAAGTCAGGGCAGCCAACCTACGTTAATCCATAAGTAACTAGCACACCACAGGGGAAAATAAGTGACTAAAAATATTAATGTTGTAAAGATGCCGGAAGGCATAACGGACGGTAACGGGAAACCGTTAAAAGAGGTTCACGTTAAAGCAATGACGGGCGCCGATTTTGGCAAGCTGGTAATGCTAACCGAGCAACCCGAGTACAAAGCGAACGCCAAATTATTAACGTGCGCTATGTCGTCGTTTCATTCTGACGGCGAAAGGGTGTGGCCGGATGTTTTGGATGCTATGCAACTGCCGTGGAATCTATTCAAGCACAACAAATTCCACGACATTGCCGCCAAGGTAAACGGCCTAGAGGACGACGCAGGCGAAAAAAAGCCGAAAGCGAAAGCCGAGTAAAAGATGCAATTATGGAAATTGCATTGGAACTTGGTTTTTCGCATCCCAACAAAATAGATTTGACGCTATCAGAGTTGCAGGATTGGCTAGATTACTTTGGGCGGCGTGGTACAAAGCGCCATCAAGCCTCGCTTGATTCTGCCAATATTGCCGACGCCGTTTATACCTCTATGCTGCCTAAGTACGCCGAACAGAAACCGCCGCTAACTGACCTAATACCGGGATTTAAAAACAAATGAGAAATCGCGCGGATTATCAAGTAAGAATGGACGGCACAAGTGCCGGACTTGTTGGCGCCGTGCAGCGTGCGGAACGTTCGTTAGGTGGTTTAAATAGGGCCGCAGGCGTGGCGCGTGCGGGGCTTGGGGGCTTGGTTGCCGGTGTCGGCATAACAGGGTTTGCACGTTTAACCAAAGCCTCGTTAGATTTTGCAGACTCAATAGCAAAGAACGCCAGAACCGTTGGCGTATTGCCGGGGCTGTATCAGGAGTTATCGTTCGCGGCTAGTCAATCCGGCGTAGCGCAGGGCCAGCTAGACGCAGCGCTAAACAAGTTTACTAAAAATATTGGTGAAGCGCGTCTAGGCACTGGCACAATGGTAACGACGCTTAGACAATATGACGAGGCGTTACTTAACAGCATAACCGCATCGAACAGCGTAGAAGATGCTACGCGCTTAATATTCGACGCCCTCAACAATGCAGGCGATGCAGCAGACCGCGCCGCCATTGCTACCGCAGCCTTTGGCCGTTCCGGCACTCGGCTACAATCCGTTGCGCAAAACTACGACGAATTAGCAGAGCGTGCTAATGCGTTTGGTTTAGTCCTTTCTGATAACGTCCTATCAAATGCCGAGAAATCCAACGACGCATTAGACCTACTTAGCAAAACAGCCGCTAGCGCGTTTAGTGTATTAAGCGCCGAACTTGCCCCCACTATTCAGAGCTTTTCCGAAACCTTCGCAAGCGCAACCGTAGAGATACTACGATTTGCTCAGGTTATGGGAAATCTCAACCCGCAAAATATAACCGACCTGACAACAGCAAGCGCAGCGCTTATAAAGGAACAGGAAGATTTAGAGAAATTTACAAACGAAATTGAGCGATTGCAAAAAATAGCGGACCTGCCAATAGACCCGTTTAACGGTACCGGCAACTTAACTCTAAACGCAATTAACGGCATAGAAAATTTTACGGAAAAGGCCGAGGCAAGCCGCGAGCGAATAGCGGCCCTAGAAAAACAAATAGCGGAACTAAACGGCACCGCCGTAGTTATTGATTTTGTCGAGCCGACATCTCGAGAGGTTACGGAGTTTGGGCAACTTATCAGCGAAGAAGCGCGGGACGCATTAGCCGCGGCGCGTGCCACGGCGACCAAAGAAGCAAACCAAGCGGCGTCGGAAATTCAAGCAATCAGGGATCGTCTATTCGAAGAACAAGACGTATCTATACGTTTTCAATTTCAAGTTGATAGAGTTAACGAACTCGTCGAGGCTGGATTAGCGGCAGACGAGGCCACCGAGTTTATAAAGATTCTACGCGCAGAAGCGGCCGAGGAAATACAGCTAGGATTTGCAGAAGTGGACCGCAGCAAATTTGCAGAGGCCGAGGAATTTGTAAGCGAAGCAGCCCGCAACCAGACGCTAGACGTATTGGGCGAAATACGCACCGAGATTGAAGGCACCGCCGACAGTTTTAGAGATTCATTTATAGAGGCGTCACTTAGCGCTACCGGTAGCTTTTCAGATTTTGCCGATAGCATCATACAGCAGCTAGCGCGAATTGCGTTACAAGCTGCGCTATCGCCAATATTTGACGCGATCACGTCCGGCATTGGTGGCTTTGTATCTGGCGCTTTTGGTGGCGGGTCGGCGGTTTCTTCTACTGCTAGCGCAGCCGTTAGCACGACGCCGACGGGTAGGACCGCCGTAGTTAATACTACAGAAAGCTTTGGCAAAAGCTCGGGCGTAGCAAACCTAATAATTAACAAAGGCGCGAGCGATGCAGACCCGCAAGTATCACAGGGTACCGACTCAGACGGCAGGTCGTTTATTGAAGTGACGTTAGAGAAGTACACGCAAAAGCTAGTAGCCGATACGGTCAATGGTCAGGGCTTAGCGCCTGCCATTAATTCCCGATTCGTTGTCGCGGAAAGGATTATATAAAATGGCTAATGTCTGGCTATCAAGCTCGGTAAACGGCTTTACACATTCCGTTAATTTTTATTTTGACGTTCCAACATCCCTAACCGCCGCCGAGGTTTCTACTACCGCAACAAAGGGCGCTTTTACCAGCGCCGGCCCTCAAGAATATTCCTTAGTTATCAGCGGCACCGGACAACATTCTGTTACCGTAACAGGTCACAATCAGTCAACCCCATATAACATAGATTTTAGTCAGAGTACCGGAAACGTAGTTCCTATGTTTTTGTCGGTTTGGGCGCCATCGAATCATAGCGGCAACCCGTTTAATATTTTGATGCTTGTAAACCAGAACACTAGCGCCAATTCCTTCAACGGTGCAGACCTCACAATAACAAACGGGACGATACCGCCGGGGCTTGGCACGTTGCTAACTACGCACGTTCGACAGTATACAGTTACGCCTATAAATGCAGACGAGCTTGTGCGATTAACGTGGCCGGCAGGCGCAGCCGACTCTATGGCGGGACCATCAAACAGTAATATTGGCGGCGGTATTCTTGACATTACTTCCACGATCATACCAATAGAGCCGCCGCCAACGTGGCCGGCCGAGCCAGACCTACCTTGCATATCACAAAGCGGTTATCAGATGGAACCCGTACAGGGGTTTATACAGACGCAAATGCAATCGGGAAAGATTCGCAACCGCAAGGTGTTTAGCAAAACCCCATACCGTTTAGCCTGTACTTTCGTAATGACGGATTTGCAGTTAACGAGATTTAGGGAATTTTACGAACAAATTTTTAACGGCGCCGGTCCTTTCTTTTTGCCTAATGTTAATTACATGGGCCAGAAGCTAACCGCCGAGGTAAAGTTTTTGCAGCCGCCTGTTATCACGCTACGCGAGCGCTTTAAAATTCACGACGTTTCATGCGTATTTGACGTAAAGAACGATTTTTAAAAATGCCATCATACGAGGAAGCAGTAGAGCAGGCGTTAGCCAGCGTAGCGCACGGTGGGCTAATACACGAAGCGTTAGAAATATATCACCCAACATTTAACGGCCAGCCGCAGCGCATTATCAATGCGCACGACGAGGAAATTTTTACATTAGAATCTGACGCGCCATTTGACGCAGACCAAACCGTGACGTTTTACCCGGTCGCCATAAACGCCAGACTACCCAACCACTCACTAGAAGCCGACCCGCACGCTATTGTAACCTTTGATAGTGCCCCCGCCGATTTGCTTTTAGCCGCATTTAATCTGGCTAACTCGCCAGACCCCGCCACAGTGATACTACGCGAGTACATCGACACCGACAGGACAGTACCTTTTAGAATTACCAAAACTTTTCTAACCGATCCTAGCAGCAGTTTAACTACCATGTCGGCAAAGCTGCGCGTGCTTAACGCCGCTAACAAGCCTTTTCCAGCACCCAACATCACTATAGAAGATTATGCAAGCCTCGGCAGTTAGCGCGTATTTAAACAAGCCTTGGCAGGCTAACGCAGAAGGTCCGAACGCTTTTTGCTGCACCGGTTTATTCAGGGACCTACAAGGTAAGCTTGCAGGCATTGCGGTACCGCGCGACATTGTTCACATACCCGAAGGTGTCAAGCACTCACTACGCGCAATAAAAGACCATCCACACGTAAAGGATTGGGTGCCGGTCGAGTACCGTAAACCATTGGGGGGCGTGCTAATGTTTCGAGGCGAAACGCCGATACATATTGGCACCGTTTTACCAGACCTATCTATCATCCACGCCGACCAGGGCGCCGGCAAAGTTATTATTAATTCCCATCAGCAGCTATTAGATATGGGATATTCACAGATACAATATCGTGCCTACTCTCCTACAGGTTAACCCGTTCGAACCCGCCAGAATAAAACCTAGTCAGACTTCTATTAATGAAACTTTAACCGAGTATTTCCCGGCGCACTCACACGTCCCTACGATGGTACAAGTTAACGGCGAATGGGTATTAAGAGAAGATTGGGATAAGCAGATAATACCATCCGACGAAGTAGTTATAACGACGCTGATGCAGGGCGGCGGTGGTGATGGAGAAAAGAACCCGTTACGGACTGTCTTAACTTTAGTTGTTGCGGTCGCTGCGAGTGTTATTGCTGGCCCTGCCGGCGCGGCTATATTTGGTTCTGCAATTGGTGCAAGTGCAGCGGCGGCAGTTGTTGCGATCGGTGGCAATCTATTAATTAATAAACTTGTACCGCTACCGACTGCACCAACGGCGCAGCTACCAGACTACGGGCAGCCAGCGGAAACGTACAGCATTGGAAACAACCGCAACGCGAATAAATTGGGTTCCCCTGTACCGTGGCAGTTTGGCCGCATCAAGTGGGCGCCGCCATTGGCCGCAGCGCCATACGTTACGCACGAAGATAACGAGCAATTCTATAATTTAATTTTACTGCTTGGGCATAACGAGCACGATATAAACCAGATAACGCTAGGAGAGACGCTTTTAGGTACTGGACCGGCGCCCGCTGGCAACCCAACGGGCTTTACGATCGAGGAACAATTCTCGGATGTTACCGTCGAGCATATACGGACGGGCGATCACGTAACAAGCTTGCCATATTTCAACACCTACACCAGCACCGACATACAGAATTTTGAATTACAGGTAGACGAGCTAGATTTTGATGATCTAAACACAGAGAGCTACCAAGCATTTAGCGCGTTTGGATTGGTGGGCGGTAACTCACAAATCACGCTTGCCTCGCCGCACAACCTCGGATTTGATTCAGACAATAGCTATGTTTCAATCGTTCGCCAGAACGGTGACACCGTGGGCAACGTGCAATGCAAGGTTATAGACGCCATGACGATCGAGTTTACGCCGACCGGTCTAGCGACGTTAAACGCGGCCGGCATCACAGGATTTTCTGGCACCGGGCTATTCGGCGGCGGCGTTCAGCAACTTTACTGCTATTCGGGAAAGTGGGTTGGGCCTTTCGCCGTAACAAAAGAGGGCGTAACCGGTACCGAACTGCGTTATCAAATTGTCATACCGCGATTGATTCAATACCACGAATCGACCGGCGAAAAATTCAACATGCCGCAATCGGTGGTATTTGAGTATCGAGAAGTTGGTACACCTACATGGACCAGCATCGCGCACGGTTTCACCGAGGCAACAATCGACCCGATACGCCGCGATTTTTCAGCGGTAACAGGCGCCGCACCGACTCGTTGGGAAATGCGCGCTAAGGCAATGGAACCGCGCGTAAACGAAAGCCTACAGTTTAACCAAATATTTTGGTCAACATCGACAGCGATTTTAAATGATGATTATTTGCCGGGTGGCAAAACTGCGCCGTATGAAATGCTCGCCGTTAGGATCAGGGCAAGCGCGCAGACCACGCAATTTAACAGCCAATCAATCACCGTTGACAGTACAGCGAAAATGTCAGTTTATGACGACGTAGGCGGCACCCTGGTAGAGAATCCGGCAGCGCCAACAATGAACCCCGCATGGGTTGCGTTTAATGCCAGCAAGCTTGCAGGACTCGGCGCCAGTTCTCACGACTTGGCAGAGGTCAAGCTACTAGCGGATACGTTAGACGCTAGGGGCGATACGTGTAACGGCGTAATAGAATTTGGTACGAGTCTTTACGAGGCCATTAAACTGATAGGCACAACCGGTCGATTTAATACCGTCTGGTATGCCGGCCGCCCGAGATACATCAGGCAGGAACCGCGCATAGCTACATACATGATTACCGCCGGGGAAATAGTAGCCGATTCGATTAACCTCAAGTTTACGACGCCAGACGAAAATTTCCCCGACTCTATAGCGTTTTCATATTGGGACAATGACCGAGGCGCCGAGACCACGATAGTTAGAGGCATAGACGGCAACACCAACAACCCGAGAAAGTTTACCAGCCTGTTTACCACAGACGTAGCACAAGCCGAGAATGAGTGCTGGTTTTATAACGGCCTACTAAACTACCAGCGCATAGAGGTATCGTTTACCGTAGAGCGTGAGGGAATAATGCTTGAGTATGGGCAGTTGCTAGCCTTCCATTTACCGATACCATTTTTCGGAACTGCCGGACAGATTAGGTCAATATCAGGAAACACAATTGCACTTGATAACGACGCACATTTAGCGCCCGGATCAAATGCGATTATCAGATTGCGCCAGCCAAACGGACGAATTTTTGGCGATTTCCCATGCACCGTTACCGGAACCGACGAGGTGCAATTAACACAGGTTCCGACGTGGGATATCGAATTGATACCGACGAGCTTTCACCTCGGCACGTTGGCAGAGCTATTGCACATGAATATAACCAGTGCGGTGCCTATTGGTGACGGTAAAACAAACATATCGGGTATTTTATACGATGAGCGTGCGCACACTTTAGAAACGGATAGGGCGCGCGTTCCGAGTCCGCTAGGTTTGCCGGGATGAAATTAAATTACTTTAAGCCCGCCGAGTTCGGTGGAGATTACGAGCAATGCAGCATAGAAGCATTAGCGCGCCTTGATGCGTTTAGGGGTGTGCTAGGTTATCCGTGCTATTTATCGACCGACCCCGGCGCCGTAGGGCGCTATTCTGGACCGCATAACACATCGCAACACAATATAGACATGCACGGAGAGTGCAGGGCATTTGATTTATTCCCGTCCCGTATAGACCCGCAGGAATGGTTAGCGGCAGCGCGTGCGGTAGGGTTTCGAGGCTTTGGCGTTTACGCAAATAAAACCTTTAGGGGACGGACTTGGGCAATGTGTCACTTAGATACAGGCGAGCATAAGCGGTGGCGAACGTGGGGCGAAATTGGAATTAACGGAGCGCGAAATGAAACGACGTTAAGTCATGGCATCGACGTTATAGAACAAAATATATTGAGGGGCGTGTATGGCGGATAACAAAATAACGCAAGAGGTTAGAGTATTTCTAACACTTATTCGAGAGCTAGGCACGCTTGGCTTTATATTGTCGATATTGTTTTTTGATATCGAAATGCAGGGACTAAAAGAAATTGCGTTATTGCTCATGGGTTGCTGGATCAGTAACGCCAAAGATTCTAGCGGCTTTTGGTTTGGCAATAATTCCGCATCGGAATCAAAGGACAGGGCCATAGCGAAAATGCAGGACAAGCCAGACACAAAGAAAGCAAAACGTGTCGTGCCATCACTAAGCGGCGACCAATACGAGGGCGACCGATTGGGCGAAGTATTCACGGTAGACAAACAAAAAGCTTTAAAAAATCCAGACATTGACATAACAGGGGGCCAAGATGCCTAGCGCGCTACTATCATTATTCAAAACTAAAGCAATGGGCGGCGTTGGCGCCGTCGTGTTAATCATATTGGGCCTGATGTGGTTCAGACTATGGGCGGCCGGCAATAAAATAGAGTCGGTCGAAAAAGAGAATTTAGACCTTTTGGTAAAGGTCGAGCAATGCAATGGATTAATCGAGAACCGGGACGCGGTGATAACCAAGCTTACACTTGCTAAAAATAATTTAACCGTGAGCGTGCAAAAGCAAAACGAAATTATAGAGGGCTGGAAAGATCAGGCGGCCAAGCTGGAACAGGAACGAAACAAAGAGGCTGCGCGCCGAGTGGCAATCAATAAGAAGATGGACAGGCAAATAACACGCGAACACCGCCGTAAATCAGGCGCCAAGGCGTTAACGGAATATTTTAGGGGTCTACTATGAGAATTGTATTTTATGCGCTAATTTCGGCGCTTATTGTGTCAGGATGCGCCAAAAACGCTGATAAGCTACCAAAGCCTGTTATATGTGAGGCGGAAACCATCGAGGTACAGGTACCGGTACCGACGCCGATACCGCCAAGCCCTGCATTGTGCGCGTTTAAAGTAACACCAGATTTGCTACCTGTATTCGTTGCGCCGTCTGACCGCAACGCTACGAGCGCACTAACAACCGAGGGAGAGTTAAAACTAAAGCTTTTAATCTCGCGTTTTCAACAAGCAGTAATTGACGCCAAGGGAGCGTGCCCAAAATGAACACGAAACAAAACAAGCTTTACAAATCAGAGCGCAAACGAAACTCTAAAGTAACTATTGACGTGCGCATGTATCCCGGCGGCGGCGAGTTCGTTCTATTAGGCGAAGATTGCGGAGTGGTTCGCAGGGTTGGCGGCAGTACGTTTGCTAGAGAAGATAATGAACTAGCGTTTGGTAAAAAGGGACAGCCGAAAACGCTACGCGAGTTTATTGTCAATGAAGCTTTGCACGATTTGAAGCGATATAACGACGCGGTAGACTGCGAGCCAAGCGGCGACGAAAAAGAATAGCCGCCACCAGTTTAGACCCGCCCCGAACTTTTCCCCTAAATTGGTACGCGCTTAGGCGTAGTGCTTTCGGGTCGGGTCTAATTCATAAATGATATTTTGGCCGGACTGATAAAAAAAGCGAGCCGTTGAAATAAAGACTTTTTCGGCCAGAGTAAATTTCTTGAGTAATCGAAAAGTTATGTACTGTTGCGCGCGGGTATTTATCAAAAAGACCATTTATATTTGATTCAAATATAGACGATATTTGGTGCGTTACTGTGTTGACCGCATTGTCAACTATCATCACCATGTTTGATCCCGGTTGCGGTAAAATCAAATTTCCGTATTTTTCAGAAAGGTTATCCATTAGCCAAACCCTCTAGCCCGTATTGCGTCGTATACGGAACAGGCTCATAGCTCGAGTTATACTCATGCGTTATATACTGCCTTAACGCTCTCGGGCTAATCCCCAATCGTCTAGCGCACTCGCGCTGGCTTAATCCTGTCTTATCAATTAGGCCGCGTAAATATTGCGGGTCTGGATTGTGGTTTTCTATGTTTGGTTTATTCATTGCGTTACCTGTATTGTTTTCTAAGCTCGTCTAGCTCGTCCCGCACATGCGACACAACCATATCTACGGTTAAGTCATTAACCCGGTTAACATATATAGAACTAAAATCTACCCAATAGGGCGCAGACTCCACAACGTCGAACCAAAAATAGCCGTTTCCTTTTACTATTTCTGTGGGCAGTCCTGCCCGGCATAGCGCTTGGTTAATCATCTTTATTGTTACGCGCTGCTTAGTCATATTAAGCCCCCTGCCGTTGTTCGGCTATTGATTCTTGAGCCTCTAAAAAGAGTTGCGGAAAATCGTTTTTTACCTCGTCTAGCGCTTCGTTGTGGTTTAGGTAATTCGAGTTTTCTTGCGTGCTTTTCAGCATGGATAATATCTCGCTATAAATAACCGACTCCGCAATAGAGCCGCGCCGCAAGTGACAAGCGGCCTCGTCGCTCGCGCTCTCGTCTTCTTGGTTTGGTATGTCGTGTGCTGCTTGATAGTCCATTTTTATATCCTTGCCCGTGGGCCGGTTGATGCCGCGCCCAAACGGGCGCGGCGGGGTGGGTTATGCTATTTCAGATACTTCTATTTCTGTTCCCCAATACCCTACTCGGTCACACTCGGCGCCGCCCTTGGTCATGGCGTAGAGGTTCTCGTACCAATCGAGGTCGCCTACGATCCAGACGTGAGTAAATTGCTCTTTGCTAAAGTTTGCGTTTTCTATTGTCTCCCGCAGGTTTTTGCCCGTAAGCTCAGACAGATAATTATAATATTCCGATGACGTAACGCGCTCTAACTCGCCTAGCCCGTTATCCGCAACGCCCACGACTTCCATTTGCGTGCGGATAACACCGCCGTATTGCTTTCTAGCCGACCCTAGCGCGTATTGACCTGCCAGCTTTGCTACCGCCGCATATTCCGCCAACGTGATTTTAGCCGCTGGATCATTTAGGCACGTTCGTCTATGACAACGGTTTCTACTTTCTAGAGCTTCTTGTACAGCGTCGTATGCCTCGGCTAATAGCCGCATATCGTGTCTGCCAATATCAATGGTAGGGGTGTAATGTCCGCTAGCGTTAATTAGTTCATCAAAGCTACGGAAGCCGGTATTATTTTTTACAATTTTGTTTAGTCGGTCTTTCAAGATTTCACCTCGTTTTCTGGTTTTTGCCTCGCCGGGTATACGGTTTATCCCGTATCGAGGGTTCGAATCCCTCTCTCTCCGCCACAACCCGCATTAAACAAAGGTTTGTCGTCGAAGATTGGCTAAAACCAGCCCGAGAAAACCTGTAAAAAAATTAACCGTATTTGCGGGATTAGACCTTATTGCGCTCTTTAGGTTACTATCAATTCCGAAATTATTCCGATATTCCGATATGGCATATTTTAGAAAGGTTGGTAAAGGGTGGGGCGCAGAGATACGCGCTAATGGCATTAAGCGTAACAAGTCAGGGTTTAAAAGCAAAGCCGAGGCAAGACGTTGGGCCGCAAAAATAGAGGGCGAGGGCGACGTACACACTGGCTTGCGCGGCACGGTTGGCGATATCTTAAAGAAGTTTCGCAACGAGGAAACCACAACCCGGCGTTGCGGTAGCTCCGAGGACTATACGCTAAAGGCCATTATGCGCCGCCGGCTGGCGTTGGTACCGCTGGCGTCATTACAGCCGAGGCACATAGTCGAATACCGAGACGAAAGGTTGCTAGAGGTTAAGCCCGGAACGGTTCGCCGTGAGCTAGGAATACTGTCCGCTGCGTTTAACGTGGCGATTAAGGAATGGCAATGGTTAACGGTAAACCCGTGCGCTATGGTCCGTCTGCCGCCACCACCAAAACCAAGGGACCGACGGCCGACCGCGCAAGAACTCGCAGACATAAAAAAGCACACCGGGTACCCAGCACACAAAGACGCGCGGGCCACGACTTGCGCAGCGTTTCTTTTTTGCTGCGAGACGGCTATGCGCATGGGCGAGTGTTTGAGTATTGATTCTATGTCTGGAAATGTAGCGCACCTAGCAAATACCAAAAACGGCGACGAGCGAGACGTGCCGCTAACCAAAGCAGCGCTAAAAATTTATAACGATTACGCGGGGTTCAATATTGCGCCGCAAAATTGCTCAAAGTTATTCCGCATAATATGCCAAGAACTAGAAATAAAAGATTTGCATTTCCACGACTCGCGCCGTGAGGGTACCAGCCGCTTAGCTCAAAAAGTGGACGTGATGACACTTGCTAAAATAACGGGTCACAAGACAATACAAATATTACTTAACACCTATTACACGGTAGACATGCAAGACGTAGCCAACAGGCTAGATTAAATCAAGAACAGTAAAAACTGTGGTTATTATAACGAAAGGCTTTACTAGACCATTAAATTTAGGAATTCCCCAGCGACCAAACCAGCCAAAACGCCTAAATACTGCAATTCCAATCAAGCCAACGATAAAACCGGCGGCACAACAAAAGCCGTTAAACGATGCGTAATAAATTAGATCGTTCATTTATTCGCGTCCAGCGAGTCTATTAAATCAATTCGTTCTCCTAGCCACTTTATAACGGGCACGGCCATACTATTGCCTAGCGCTTTATACCGTGGCCCGTCTGGACACATAAAAATATTTTTGGATTTTCTTGAATCTGGATCGATGCGCGTGCGTTTCGCGAATTTTTCAAAATCTTCGCGTATTTTTTCTGGTAACGCTCGCGATCGATAATCTACGCGGGTAAAATCATCTGGAAAACCTTGCAACCGTTCGCACTCTACAGGCGTTAGCCTGCGAACCGACTCGTCGGGAACAAAGAGCGCGTTTTCTTGTCCGTTATTCCGTCCGAGCGTATGTGCGGATTCAGCGGCGAATAACGGGTCTTGTGTACCGTGTATGGCGACAGCGTGCCGGTCAACCCGCGTTAATGTTGGAGATTGTTCTGGTTTTATACCCATGCCATTGCCCGGTTTAGCGGTATCGTTTTTATGTTTGACTTGTAATCCGCCGCTTACTCCGAAATCGTCGGATTCTCTGCCGCCGTTAAAAGGGCTTGTTTTAAGTGTTTGGGTAACACCTTTCCGCGCTTTTTTGACCGGCGTAAAATTCCCCGGCAAGCTCTCGCGCTCAAAAAGTACCGCGGCGGCACGTCGCCAGTTATTAGAATGTCCGACAACAAACACACGTCGGCGTCTTTGGGGCACTCCGAAGTATTGAGCGTCAAGAACCCGGTAGGCGAACCCATACCCGAGTTTAGCCAGCGCTCCGAGGAAGGTTGCAAAATCCCGTCCACCATTACTTGACAGGACTCCGGCAACGTTTTCCCAGATAACATATTCGGGGCGGCACCTATCAAGAAGTCGTATAAATTCAAGTGCGAGGTTCCCGTTATCGCTAGCAAGACCCTCTCTAAGTCCTGCGACCGAGAATGATTGGCACGGGGTTCCCCCAATAATGACATTTGGTCGGCCATCTAATTGCTCCAATTGTATTTTTGTGAAGTCCCCAAAGTTGGTAACGTCGGGGTAGTGGTGTTTAAGCACAGCAGACGGGAAGGGCTCAATTTCAGCGAACCCTAATGGGTGCCAACCAAGCGGATGCCATGCCGCCGTCGCCGCTTCGATTCCAGAGCAAACGCTGAAATAGGTTCGCGGCACTCTACGCCTGCGCCTCTATCCAGTCGTAAACGTCCTGTTTGCGCCATAGAACCGTTTTTTTGCTTATTGATGCGGCAGGATCAGGAAAGTCTGGTAGCGTCTTAAATCGCATGTTGAATACCTTAACAGTTACATCAAGCTCGGCAGCCACACGCCACGCGGGCCAATACTTGCGATCAGTTACCAAATACTTCGGGTCGATTGGTTGCGCTATAGCCACGTTTCGCCTCTAGGGAAAAAAAGTTTATCTAACCGGTTTAAAATTCTTGTGAGTTTGCGGGCGCGTGCATATCGTTTGTTATAGGCGCGTGCGTTATTCCTGCGACGTATTACTGACGCCCGCCCGTGCGCTGCTAGCGCGTCAATTTCTTTTTGATTAAATGACATGAGTCACCATTCCATAATTTTCGAGTTTGTCCGACCGCCACACCCGACCTAATAGGCGATTTTGAAACATCTGTTTAACCGCTTCGATTTCCTTAACGTTTGGGTCCGCCATGCGGTCGGCATAAGTTTCTACCATCTCTTTTGCTACCGATTCGATAACCTCGGCAGGCGCTTTAATATCTTTATCCGAACGACTAACCCACGTCGCCGCGTCTAATGCTTGTCTATAATCCATATTTTTAATCCCTCAAATTAATTTAATAATGTTCAATAAGGGTGAAAAGGTATCAAAAAGATTAATCTTGTACAAGATTAAATTAATCAAATAGATTTTTTTTGTGACGTGGTTAAAGGTCGGCGTGATAGGTTATTTAATTTCACGCATAAAAAAGGCCGCTCGTTGCGGCCTTTTTATTATTGCTGGTATTGCTTAATACGTAGTGATTGTAGCGCGTATAATAGTTGACTGTATTTTAAAATTATTATTGATTTTTGGATAATCGCTATTAAGAGCTGATAAATATTCGCGGGTCCCGTCGCGCAGCAATTCTCTAAAATAGAAGTTTCCTTCATGCTCGGCTATTACGAGGGAACCGGGCTTAGGGTCTTTCATGGTCGGGTCACATTCTAAAATCATGCCCGGAAAGTATGAAAAACCAGAATCAGAAACCATAGCGTTACCCTCTACAACCAAACCGTAAGTATCTTTTCTATCTGTATAGATACTAGCGACAGCTTGGCTAGCGGGGTTTATGTTATTTCTCCAATTAATTATTTTCGACCAACTGATAATAGGCAAAAGGTGGCGGGAATTGTCACTAGAATGTAAAAACGAGACATTCGTCACAATTTCACTATCTAAATATCCGGCCTCTAGCTCTAATCTTTTTTCTATTTTTCGGGCCAGATTGTCCCCGATATTCCGATGCGCTGCCGAGTCTGCGGGTAGCTTTAATTGGGAGAAATAAGCGGACGCGAATCCAGCAGCGGCGGCAAATTCTTTGCTTGATTCGTAACGTTGTCGCAGGTCTAGCAGGTTACGCAACCTAATTTTATGTAGTTGATTCACGGCTGGGATTTTATCCATTAGATTAACCACACGCAACAAATATAAATGCATCAAAAAGATTTACAAAGATTAATCGAATAGATATTATTCGCGCCATGGACTTAAAAAAATATATGCAAAGGAATGGCGGAATTAAAGGCATTAAGGAAATCGCGGACAAATGCGGCGTCCACCACATGTACTTAGTTTCCTGCTACAGCAAGAACAACAAAAAACGGCCAAGCATCAAGCTTTGCCACAAACTCATAAAGCACTCTAGCGGACAAATGACCATGGAGGCCTTACGGCCAGACGTGTTCGATTCGAGCATTGACCCTTGAGCCGCCAAGGACAATTAGCGTTATTTGGCAGAGCAGTACAAAATAGCTCGCTTTCGCCGTTTGCGCGACACTGCGCGCTAACGGCGATGCATTTTTCTGACGCTCAGGGCATCGAGTTTAGTATTACTATTAACTCCCTTGCGAGCGCCACTGGCCGCAAAGAAATGGCTTGCAAAAAGGGTTTAAACGAGTTAATTCGTTCTGGTTTCTTATCTCGTAATGATCAGCTTTTCAAGTTGCGCGTGCCCGAGGATTTGCTAAATGTCTAACTCGCTTCCTTGGTTCCGCTTGTATTCCCGAATAATAAACGATCCAGAAATAGAGCTATTGGCGTTTGAAGATCAGCGCCATTACATCTGGCTGCTATGTCTTAAGAACGAAAACCACTTATCTCGGTATCAATCCGACCCCAAAAAGCTGCGGGCCGTGGTTGGTAAAAAGCTCGGATTACAGGCCGAGGCTTTAGACGGATGTTACGAAAGATTGCTCGAAACGGGCCTAATTGACGAGGGTTGGAACCCTACCAATTGGGATAAATTGCAATACGTTAGTGATAATTCCACGAAACGCGTAAGGGAATACCGTAAAAGGCAGGAAAAACAAAAGCTTAACGACATGAAACGTTTCAGAAACGTTTCAGTAACGCCACCAGATACAGATACAGAAACAGATACAGAGAAAAGCAGCTCGCGCGCGAGCCAGAAAAAAGCGGCAGCGGCACCGCCTGACGGCGATGAAAAGCAAACAGCTAATAACCACACTGACGGAAAGGTCTTTAATATTTCCCGTGTGTTATTACTCTACGCCGAAATCCTGCCAAACCAGCCCCTGCCAAAAAGCGGCGATCCCGATTACCAGCGCATGTTGAAAAACCTACGCGACAAACTTCGGGATGCGCCAAAGCGACACACCGAGAAATTTTGGCGGGATGTTTTCGAGCTAGTCGCATCGCGTGATATCTGGATGAACCCGAACACGGAAAACTTAGACGATCCGAACTGGCAGGTAACCCTAGGCTGGATTGTTTCTAAATCTGGTTGGGCGGCGATAAAGAAATATTCCGAGCGCGAGGTTATTCGATGAGCAACCGGCACGCGAACGGCAGAAAGCGAATTATAACGCGCGTTTATTACCGCAAAAAACGCGGCTTTGTTTACCAAGTCGGTACCCGCGTTATGGGCACTGGTTGCCGGACAGAATTAGAAAAACTTGTTCAAAACGGAGTTCGCATATCGGATAGAGATTATCTGCGCTTGCAGTCCGGGGTTCTTCGATGAACGAGCCGTATCAGCGTATGCAGCCCAAGGTCAGGCGTAACCAGCTTTGCCCATGCGGACAGGCGCCGCGCAAAAAATTTAAAAAATGCTGTGGCGACCCGGTAAAGATTCAGGCCGCCGAGCTTGAGGCGTTACACCGTCAAGCAGCAGCGGCAGAATTAGACGCGCGTGCAAATCCAAAAAATGAAGTTAAGCAAGTTTTAGCGTTCGCGGCTGCTGTGGCGGCGTTTGGCGGTACCGGCGGTAAAATCAAATGACGCTATTAGCCGAAAAGGAAGTTATAGCTGCGATATTGGAAAAGCCCGAACGGCTGGCCGACGTTGCCGACCTGCTAGCGCCTGATGATTTCACCGACGAAGTGCTAGCGCTTACGTTCCAGACGATGAACAAAATGGCTATGAGCGACGAGTCGATAGATATCATCACTGTTACGGAAAAGCATAGCGGTATTAGCTTCCAGTACATTGCCGAGATAATGCGGGATTGTTTCAGGGGCAGGGCGTGCAGGTCATACGCCGAGATAATCAAACAAAGCACGACCCGCCACAAATTCCAGCAATTTCTGCATGACGCCAGTGCCGAGCTAAACGAGCCGGGTCGGCAGTTTGTCGACGTGCTAGCCGAGAGCCAAAGCAACATTTTAGAAATTGGTAAAGATGCGCGAGCCGATTACGAGTCGATCGGATCGGGTGCCGAGCAATTTTTTAAAGTTCTCGAGGAACGCGAAGCCAACCCCGGCGCCCGTGGTTTGGGTACAGGGTTCACGGATTTAGATAAATTAATAATTGGGATGCAGCCCGGAGATTTTTGGGTAGTTGCCGGTCGGCCTTCGATGGGCAAAACGGCATTTGCTATTAACGTTTCGTTGCACGCATCCAGAGAAAGCACAGTAGCGTTTTTTAGTTTAGAAATGGCGACCGAGCAGTTACGCGAGCGCGCTTACTCGGATATCGGCAAGGTTCCATTGCAGGATATTAAGCGCGGCAAAAATATAAATTATTCAGAATTGAATAAAGCGCGTTATGCGCTCGAAGGTCGAAAGCTATTTGTGCTTGATGATGTGGCGGCCAACATAGCGCAGATTGCCTCTAGAGCGCAGCGAATAAAGCACAAACACGGGTTGGATTTAGTCGTGGTTGATTATTTGCAGTTAATCACACCGTCCCGCAACACCGAAAGCAGAACGGTAGAGATTGAGGAAATAAGCCGAGCGTGCAAGGTCATGGCAAAAAATCTCAAGGTGCCAGTGATGGTTTTAAGCCAGCTAAACAGGGGGCTAGAAAACCGACCCGATAAGCGACCCATGCTATCGGACTTGCGTCAATCTGGAGCAATCGAGCAGGACGCGGACGGCGTTATATTTTTATACCGCGACGAGGTTTATTACCCGTCACCGGTAAACGTTGGTCACGCCGAGGCAATCATAGGCAAGAACAGAAACGGCCCGACCGGCACCGTGGCACTCACATGGCAGGGCGAATATACGAGATTTACCAACGCAGCTTATGGCACACCAGTAGGCGCCAAAGCATTTAAACCAAATCAGGTCGACGGATTGAGCAGGGGTTCGCATGAAACACATTAGCCAGCATATACCTAGCGCGCTAGCGCGCGCGACCAGACAAGCGCAAAAGGAAAAATCCCGCCGCTGGTTACGGCAAATAAAATTTGAGTTAGACAAAGCAAAACAGTGGTCGCACCGTGCAAATAATTAATTACGAAACGCTAGAAAAGCTGGGCGAAAACGTCGCAAACATGTTTTTAATTATGCTCGAAATTAAGGGGATAGAAAACCGACCGCTAGTAACCGCGAATTTGTGTGATGTGCTTTTGCGCGAACTGGGCGACGACGAGCGCGCCAAAGCGATAGAAATAATTATTAACACAGATTCCGACGAGGCCACTACCGATGACGCATAACAGTGTTTTTTACATACGCAAGAAAGACCGGCCGAGGCCGCTAGTCGTTGACGGGCGAAAGTTCCCAGCAAAGGAACGTCTAGGCGTACACGTACAGGACGGCAACGGCAACAAGCTTTATGCGTTGCCCGGCGGTAGGACAGCTACCGGCCACGAAATACTAAACGAATTTGGATATCACGCGGTTATTTAGCATGAGAAAAGATATTGGATTAGACCCAAGCAGCCAGCCCGGAAAATTCGGAGTTTGTGCAATGCATGGCGATCGAGTGGCGCGCTTGTTTTCTGGCGATGTAATAAATGCTTTTGAAATTGTCACTAACTACGCGCCCGCAGATATTTCGGCCATCTGGATAGAACACGACCCGAAGAAAATACCACACCGAAAAATTGAGGGTTTACCGTCGCGCAAGGCTTTTGCGTTAGGTGGTGATGCGCTGGCCCCCGCGCACATTGGCAAGACTATGGCGGATATATTTATATCCCTTGGTTACACGGTCCACTTGTGCCGTCCAGTAAAAGGAAAGCCGGGCAAGCGAACGCCAGAAAAATCATTCCAGAAGCTAACAGGGTTTACTGGCCGTAATGATGAACACGGCAGAGACGCATTTTTTATTATCAGGTCGAAGTGGACGGAGCAAGGTTGATATGACCGACGAGCAAAACAAATGGGAGCGCCGTGCCAGATACCAGAGCGAGGCGTTAAAAAAACAGGTTGGCGGCGACCACTACAAAACGCACTCAATACAGCCGATCGAGGTAATACAGGAATACGGATTAAGTTTTGCTTGCGGCAATGCGGTTAAGTACGTGCTACGCACCAAGGATAGCGCCAAACTGACGCCCCGAGCCAAGCGAATCGAGGATTTAGAAAAGGCAAAGCACTACCTCGAGTTAGAAATAGGACACCTCAAGGGAATCAAATAATGCTGCGACTTTATTCAACCAGCGAAGCCGAGAAAGTGATAACGCGATTTATACGTGATTCGGAAAAAATAACCGAGGGTATACCCGTAACGGTAAAGGTCGTTTCTGACGCCACGCTAAGCGAGATCGACAAAGACCGATCTAAGGCGGCAAAGCTATGACGATGCGCAGATGGCAAAGCAAAAGGCATCTAGACAACGTACGCCAGTTGCCTTGCGCTGTTACACAGATCGACGACGACAGCGTGCAGGCGCATCATATTAAAAATATAGGCGGGTTTAGTGGCGCCGGGTTAAAAGCGCCTGACTATATGGCAATGCCGTTATTAGCGGAGATACATTCCCACCTCCATATTGGGACAGATAGTAACCGCGAAGAATTAGTGCGACTACAGCCGCTAATGATATTTGACACGCTAACGAAGCTAATCAGATTAGCAAAGCTAAGCGTTACGCCGAACATGGGGTTTATTTTCAAGGGCAGGACGCTGGACGACCTACGCCAACTTGACCAGATGGTAAAAACCAATCAAATAACGCTTGAGGTGTTTTAGATGAAATCACAAACCCTAGCGGCAGGATACGAGCGCGTGCGAACAGTAACCGACAAGAAAACCGGCGAATTTTTAGCGAGCATCAGGCCGCATAGCAGGACGGGCCAGATACATGCCAGCATTACAACCAAGCCGCGCGAGTGGTCGGCAGACGAATTAGATTTTTTAGCCAAGGAAATTAGAGGGCAGCAATTGCTGTTAGAACCAAATGAATAGAGATTTGCCATCGAGCGACCTACAGGAATACATAGAAGAAAATGAGCGAGAGATTAGCTATCACGTAACACGGCCAAACGTGATTGTAAGGCTAGACAAGTCGCACCAGTGGACCGTTACTATTAAGTTTGAAAGCGGGCTAAAAGCTATTTTTATTTGCCGGTCGGAGCAAGACGCCGACGACACGGCCGACCTAGCCAGTGACCTGATAGACAAGATAAGGGGCTGAACCATGAGCGTGCAAACGGATTGCCATAGAGTAGCAAGGGACTTAAAACGCCGTACGAGGGTGGGCATATCGCATCGAGACTATCCGTCAGGATTTGCGTTGCGGTCGCGTCTTAGTGATTTGAGGGGCCGCAAGCGGCACCTACTGCCAAAGGGTAGTTATATCTATCGAGAAATGGAGCCGAATAAACGCAACTCGGGCAAGCATGGCCGCTGGTTTTTGCGTAAAAATTTTAACCAAGGAGAAAATGAGAAATGAGAAATGTTTTGATAACAACCGAACACCGTGGGGTGTTTGCGGGACAGATAGAAAACGACCAAGATATCAACGCGAGCACAATGCCGGTTAAAAACGCAAAAATGGCGATTTATTTTGGCACTGAAAATGGATTAATGCAGCTCGCAGAAACAGGCCCAACCAGTGAGAGCCGGATCAGCGCATCAGCAAATATTCCATCACTTAGGAAAATCACGGCTGTATTTGATATCACATCTGAGGCATGGGAAAAATGGCTCGACGCATAATTACGGCAATTGATGTTATTGACGCTGGTGCGTGCGCCGATGGCGTTTGGAGTTTTGTCGCTGAAAATCTAAAAAGCATTAATCCCGCTATGGCAGTTAATGCACTGCTTAAATTGGTTGGGTCGGAAAACCGAAACTATGTCCTTGCAGCAAGCAACGGCGACGGCTACGGCTACGGCTACGGCAACGGCAACGGCGACGGCTACGGCGACGGCTACGGCAACGGCGACGGCAACGTTTAAGTGTGATGGAGTATTCACAAACTATTATATTTTTGTGCCCCACGTGCAGGGGCGAGGCCCCGTTTATTAACGGGGTTACATCGGCTGGTAATTGCTACCGTTGCGGCCAGTTCTCCGCCGAATGTAAGGCAATGGGCCAAGCGCCAGCGCAAGTTGATACGAGCGTCGACTCGGAGCGAGCAAAACGTATATATGACTATCTGGCGTTGTATTTAAAAACGTCGGCACCGTCTGCAATCGCCGCGATAACAGCAGCGCTAGGCATGTTTGCCGAATCTGACGAGCCGGAATATAAACAGCTTTTGATAGACGACCTGTTAACGGTTGTTAGACATTTGAGGGATCAGCAATGAAAAGAACGGCAATGAAAATACCACCGCGTCACATGGACACGGTATTAGCGTATTTGGACGAAAACACGTACATACCCGCATACCACAATGGCAATCGCTGGCGCTCATATTGCAGCGGCAACCGGATAGACCCAAATGATTTTATAGGATATGTGGACCCCACAAAATTTGATTTTACGAGGAAATCTAATGACGGATGAAAACGAACGCCGGCAGATGTACCGAGCCACTTATAGGCCGCGCATTGCAATCAGGGTTAAGAAGTACCCAATAATACAGCAGTTCAATAGCGGCAACTTGATATACCAGTCACCCACGGGTCGCGAGGTTGAGGAACAATCGCAATGTGATTCGCACGAATGGTTCCAGAGTGAAAAGGACGCCTTACGCGCCGCCCATGACGAAGCCGAGCGCGCCATTAGGCAGCTAGAGACGGAACTACGCGAGGTTCAAACCATCAGAAAGCGCCTAGCATCAGAAATAGGCGTTAATTCGGTATGAGGGGGTTAAAGGACGTTCTCGCGATTATGGGCGTATTCTATTTGTTTGTGGCTGCCATAGGTCACTTTAGCCCAACCGACTGCGAGTGTAATAAACAGCGGCAAGAGCCGCCAATAACAGGGAGTTGTAAACCATGAGATTAGACGTATCAATATCATTATTAATTATCGCCGTAGCGGTTGGGCTATTTGTATGGATAAAAAACAACCAAGACAAGGGCACCAAGCGGGCCAGTAAAACCAAAGAATCTAAGCCAGCCAAGCCCGGCCAAAAATAAATGAATACTCAAGTAGACGCATTTCCAGACAATAAAATCCGCTTTCAGATTCGAGGCGCAAAAGGCTACGCTAGACCACCGGGCACAGGCCCAAAGTCAGAGACTTGCGGCACTTGCAAAAACTTTACAAGAAAAAGAGGCGGGTATTTTAAGTGCTATCTAGTTATACAGCACCGAGAAAATACGTCCGGCGCTGCAACCGATATCCGAAAGGGCGCGCCAGCGTGTCAGCTATGGGAGGTCAAAACAAATGACTAACTGGATTAAAGGAGCAGTAGATACAAGCAAGATACCGGAGGGTGAAAGGAAGCAGTATTTGGTGGATTTCCTCGCACACCCTGCGATACCAAATTTGAGAGTTCCTTTTATATCTTCGTATCATATAGATTGTGGACAAATTCAGCGCCATGCACCAATAGAAACAGTAGTAGCTTTACTGGATGGTGGGGTGGTGTTTACGCAGGATGAGCTGAAAGAAATGAAGTATTGGTATAGTGAACTAGCCAAAGAAAAAAATGTGCAAATTAGCGTAAATGCATATCAAAAAATCCAATCAATGCTAAACCCTCAGCCTGAGCCTGAGTTACCTGAGATATTAGAGCATCCGGAGTTTGGTGAGTGTATTGCTTATAAGGATGTTATTGAATCACGAGCAATGATTAAAGGTAATTATTATAGGTTTCAAGACGACTCACTATCGAGAGCCCAGCTAATAAACGCCCACAATGCGGGTATGAAATCATTAAAGGATATAACTGATGGATAAAATAAAGGTTAAGACTATTGGGTTTGATAATCCGCCTAAAGACCAAACAGAGGTTTTATTGTTTGATGGCTCCACAGCACTTTATTCAGCGGTTTATACAGTAGATGGACTGTTTACTGATGGCCGGGAAATTTACCCATTCGGCTACCTGCGCTATCTCCCGCTATCACAGCTAGAAGGAGTGAGTGAATGAGTGAGCAATGGGATAATGAGGATATTATCTGCCCGTACTGCGAACATAGGCACAAGGATGCTTGGGACTACGAGCTTGGGCAAGAAAGACCGGAGCAAGTAGAGTGCGCCAATGAAGATTGCGAAAAAGAATTTAACGTGGTTCTTGAGATAGAAACAACCTATCGAACAACTGAGATAATCCAATGAATAACCCAACCAGTAACAAAGATAGGACTTCCGAAAAATTAATGGTTTATGTTTTACAAGACCATGAGGGTTATATTGAAGGTGTAACTACTGATAAAGAATTAGCTGATGCGTATGAAAAGAAAGTCCATCACGGTTCTGCTACTTCGAATGAAGTGGATGCGGAATACCTAAAAAAATTTATTAATAACAACCATTAACAGAGCTACCGAAATTGTGAGGATTGATTAATGAAAGATGTGTTTAAAAAGACAAGGTTCGTTGTTGGCTTGGATTCAAACGGAACTGTTATCTATGTCCAAGAGGTTAATTCACAAAATGAAGCGCATAAGGTTGCAGAAAAATGGGGAGATCATATTAAACAAGTTAATTATCAAACAACCAAAGTTTTGAAATCAGCTAATAAATTGTGAGGATGTATGAGTGAACTATCATGGAAACTCCGCAGTAAAACTCCACCCCCAACTGATAAGCGGATATGGATATACGTTGAAGGCGACATACAAAATGCCCACTACGGAAAATATGTTAGGGGTCGGTTAGCTTGGATGGCCACAACCAATGTTTATTATAAGGGTCAAGATTTTTACTACCTACTAGAACACGAACTGAATCTACCGGAGGATGTATGACGGTAAGCCACCAAGATTTGAAAAAATGCAGCCACGGCGTGACCGAAGATCACATGCGCAGAGACAAGGAAAACAATAGAATCTGGACTTGTTCAAATTGTGGCAATAAAAGCGTATGGACAAAATCTCACACTCAACTTAGCGCTATCGAATGTCGGAATTGCGAAAGGTTAATAATTGAATGGGTTTCTTGTTCTGAAAAATGCAGGAAGGCATTGTCTAAAGACGAGGATATCGACCTATATGATTAACCTATCAGTAGAAGAAGGCATAGAGATATTGCAACTTATACAGCCGGGCGGCGAGACAAGCGAAGCCGTTAAGCGCGTGCAAAAGGCAGTAGATAAGGAAAGGCAACCCTGTCCATTCTGCGATAGCGTTATGGACCGTCATTTAGGCAACAAATTATTGTGCCATAACAGCTTGTGCGGCCACAGCGTTTACCCAATGGACCCAAGCCGAGGGATGGAGAGCGCATGGGAAGCGCACAAATCACTAAATCAGCGCATAGAAAAGCTAGTTAAAAAACGAATACAGGAAAACGCCGTAAAAACGGTTGTTGATTCAAAGCGAAAGGCAACAGTCCCGCGCCCACTTGACGACAAACAGCACGACGATACCCAATTAATCAACGCAGGAAACCCACTTAAACAAAAACACGGAGATAGTTAACATGGCAGATACAGCGGAAGTTAAGAAGCTAAAGCAGCGGGTAAAGCAATTAACCGCAGAAAATAAAGAGCAGTACGAGCGTGCAGAAAAGGCCGAGCAAGCCGCGCGCGATATGTTGGTCGAGTTAGAGGCAGCCCAAAAATCCGCAAAAACGCCGGCGCCCGCAGAACGCGATTGCGTTTGGTGGGGCGTATTTAACGCGGCGCTACAAGGGCTTATACCACTTGAGAAAATGCACCCGCCCGGTTCGGCGGTACAAAAAGAGCTTTGCAATAGAGCAATGGAATACGCCGACACGGCGCTAGAGGTGCGCCAATAGTGAAAAATACGCCAGATTTTAAAGAATGGGAATTAAAGCGATACGTTACGGTCGGCAGCGTCATAGACAAGCTAGCAAAAGAAGCCGGAATAACACGCGACAGCGCTAGGGGCGTCGTTCAGCGAGCCATAACAAACCGCCGCATTTCGATAATTCAACCGGCGGGGCGCGGCGGTTGGCGCCACGTTCCGCGCATCGAGGCCGAAAAGTTTATAACGAGATCAGCATTTATTCGAGTTGGTATACCGGCTAACTGATGTGCGAGAGTAACTTTGATGCGCTAATGCGGCGTTGGGCAGATAACCGCGTAAAAGCCACGCAGATAGATTACCTTGGCTTTTCCCGGCGTAGCGTTCTATCGGTTGTAATGGAATATGGGGAACCCATTAGAGGCACCAACCGTGCAACCGACGCAGACCCGAAAATTTACGCGGTAATAGAGAAAGCCTATCAAGCACTAAAGGAAATGCAGGGAAATTTAGCGGCTATTGTTTGGAGCTATTACGGCCCGGCAAGCACCTACAAAACGCAGGAAGCAACCCGGCTAAATATCTCGGTTGAAACCTATAGTAACCGGCTCGCTGTTTCTCAAGATTATATTTTGATGGAGATTCAATTAGCGGGCGAGGAGATATCAGAATTTACAGATTATTAGGCTGCTTAATATAGTTGCACGGACTACACGGACTGCATTTACTCATTCTGTTACTATTCGTTCAGCGATGGTTTTAGGCTAATCACTCACAGCCGAAATCAGCGCTAATCAACTAGATATTCTTGATACTTTAGGCCGCATTTAGCGGCCTTTTTTTTGCCCAATTTATGATCCTTAGAGCCATTAGAGCGTTTATGCGACTTCTAACAAGGCCGATTTCTGGACGTAAAAAAGAGGAACCAAAGACAATGCACTCAAGTAACGACCAGCCCTTTATTGCCCGCCGGCAGACAGAATCAGCGGCGACGGCAAACGCAACGGCAACGACACCCGCAGGTGTACAAACGGGGCCTTTTGATATCACTTATACGCCAGAGACACCCGGCGGCACTTATGATACGTCTCTATTTTCGGTAACTAACGGTACCGCGTCGTTTTCAGGCGGGCACCCTCAAATAATTACAATTACGCCCGACGCTGGCGCCGCGCTTGTGTCTTGGAATATTGGCGCCGGCTTTTATACCGATCCAGACGGACTATTAAGCGCCGCGAGTGCCGGACAGCGTGCAATTGCGCTTGATACAACCGCGCCAGTACTATCGGGGTCGTTGGTCGATTTTAGTAACAGCCCGTCGGGATTTGTTCTTACAATAAACGCAAGCGAGCCTGTAACTGGATTAACGGACGAATCATTTAACGTGACCAATGGAACGGGCGTTATTACCGGCTCGGGCACATTCTACCAACTGCAAATTGCGCCCACCGGTTCACCGGTTTCGGTTACTCTGAACGCTGGCGAAGCCGTAGACGCGAACGGCAACGGAAACGCGGCGGTTAACTTTGGGTCGACAGTTTGGGATATAACAGCGCCGACTGGCAGCCTAACGGCGCCAGCATCGGCAAACGCCCCGTTTACAGCTACATTTACATGGACCGAGCCGGTTATTGGGTTTGTTATTACTGATATCTCGGTCGACAATGGCGCAACATTATCAAACTTTACACAAATCGACCCGCTAAATTATAGCGTGCTTGTGTCGCCTATCAGCGACGCCGATATCACCGTTGGTCTTTCTGCTGGGGCTGCGAACGACCCAGCGTTAAACCCGAGCATAGCGTTTACCGATATCGTAGTTAATTACGACACGACGCCGATCACGTTTTTAGATGATTTGCCGCTTTCTTTCATGGGCACGCAATCCGTTACCCTCAATTTAAGCAGCGCGCCTGTCACGCCGTTAACTGCCGCGCAGGTAGTGGGTACTAATGGTGCGACTGTTACTAATTTCGCGATAACGGGGCCGACAACGGCGACCTTTGACCTAACCGGCACCGGTCCAACTGCTAGCTATCAAATCGCTGCTGGCGCTGTACAGGATGCGGCCGGAAATGACAGCTTAATACACAACTCAAGCGCCGCTTGGTCGCCGGGCGTCCCTGATATTGAAATAGACCGCATCGAGATATTGGGCAATGGCGGCGGCGGTCCGTTAGCGCGAGTTTACCCCAAGCTAAATAACGGCTTTGCATACGATAGCCCAAGCGCCGCCGATATTACGACGGATAATGGTGCTGGCGCGGCAACTTGGATTAATGGCGCAGAGCCTTTTTTCCAATTTCCTTTAGCAACGGCGACCGATGATGTAACCGTTATATTAAACGACACTTTAACCAACCCCGTCGCATCAGCAGACAGCGCGCCCATAGTTATTGCTATGGATGAAGTTAACGGGACTACCGGTTCTGTCCTATTTACTGACCTTGTGGTAACTCACAGCAGGAGTGGCGCGGTGCTAGACACCTACGCGAACGATACCGGATGGTCTTTAGGCGGTACTGCATTGCTAAATGTCACCACACCGGCACCAAATCAAGTAATGATTGACGTAACAGGCAATTTCGGGCTGTGGAATTTAGCCCTAAACAACGCGCTAGAAGCGGGCGACGAGGTTAGAATACAAGCCTCGGAAATCGTTAGGACTGGCACCGGCTGGCACGGCCAGCAATCGTCAACACCGGGAGGTCTGCCGACGTTTTCCTACCTGTCAGCGCCATCAGACGGAACGCCGCTGCCGTTTGACGAGACGCGCGTCGTCGCTGCCACGCAAACGCTAACTGATTCGTTTATCAACATTCAGGCAGCAAAGAACGGAAGCCAGCAAACGCTTTGGTTCCCGCTTTTTAGCGCTGCATCATCTGCCGCGAATACCGTTAGCATTGCTAGCGGCGCAGATGGTGCGTTATTCACTCAAGGCGCAAGTGTTAGGCAGGGATTTAGCATTGACGCGGACATACAGTCCGCGCTAACCGCTGGCAACCCTGTTAACATTCAAAGCGTCACCCCAACAAACGGTATAACATGGGATGCTGCAAAAAAGCGTCTTGATGTGCCGATTAAAACAGCAAGTACGGCGGGCGCCGCATCTGTAGCAGTTGTAGCGGACGCTGGCGGCCCCCCGCAGACGTTCACCATACCAATAACGGTATTAAATCAAACCAGTATGGGGCAGCATTTAAACAACGCATCGCATCATACGCCGTCGAAAATTGTCGACCAAATGAAGGGGTCAATAGGATTTACAGACCGCGAATACTGGAAGCATCAAGACTTCAACCCGTCAAGCACTGAAACGGTAATTTTTGCAAATAGGGCGGCGAAGTTTTGGCCGTCCGCGCCAGCAGCAAGCGGGTTTTGGTATAACGTTATTTCAGACGGTAACGACGAATGCGGAATTAGTGAAAATCTTGTATTGATTCTTGCAAACGGAAACGCTATGGAGCCGGCGCTTGGCACGTTCAGCATGTCAGGCGCAACCATAACAAAGCGCGCAGGGGTTAGCGGCGTTTATGATATAGACGTTTCCACAATGCCAAGCGCAGTTATACATTTTCGGCGCGAAAACGCTAGCTTTCAATTTGGCGGCGCTAACGATAATACCCGCGTATACCTTGTTAAAGCGTCATTTGCGCAGGCGTATATTAACTATCGAGATGCAAACCCCAATAACGTGTATGGATGGGATGAGCAGTATTTTGATGACTTTGCGGACGCGGTAGGTGGTATTACTGATCCAGCTTGGAGAGCGCAACATACACGCTACTCAGATTTACGAGCCTATAACTCAAACGCTAGCTATTCGAGCACCGAGATATACGAGAACGGCGTGCCCGGCACGGACCACTTAAACAGAGCCGGCGACATAAAATACGGCGGCGACTACGCGAATTATACGCGCTCGGGCTATGGTTCATTTAATACAACTGTTTATGGCAACATAATACCGATAAACGTGCTTTGCAGAATGGCGTCGGAAGTTCGTGCCGATATGGGATTGCAAGTTGCGTTATCGTCCCGCGATGTAAGCGCGCACAATCAGGGCAAAGACGTACTAACGCAGATAGCAACAAACCTCGAGCAGAATACAGTTTGGGGACAAAAGGTTGGCGTTACGTTTAGCAATGAAGCTTGGAATAATAGAATACCGTATCTATGGGATATGGAACACATGGCCGACTATAGGGACGTTTACGGCCTTACTGATTTCTCTCAACGTGAAGGCGAAACAAATCTTATTAACGAAGATGCGGTTTATTACAATTACGGCGAAGGTATGTTGCAAATTATGTCGGTATTTCGCAGCGTTTTTGCGGCGGCTGGCAGAGAGTGCGACGTTTACGGAATATGCGAGATATTCCAGTTTAACCATGCGGGCAATATCCAGAAGCTACACAAAACCGATACAACACTCGGAACGCCCGCTAAAGAGTATTGGCGGGACGCTAACGACAATTTAACGTACAAATATTATAGCCCGTCATTCTACATTAACCCCGGCAACTTGTTTGCGTCTGCCGATCCAAACCAGAACGGTTCTCAAAATTATTGGGCCATTCTTAACGCTGTAAATACGGCGGGCGGCGACTTTGCAGCAGCACAGACAGCCCCGGTTCAGGCAGTAATTGACAACATGGTTAATGACAATTGGGACAATACCGTAGCGCCAGCGCTGCAGGACAGATTCGACGATGTGCGAGCGATTGCCAACAGTCGCATTATGACCAGCGCCTACGAGGGCGGGTTGCACACGGAAAGCTCGGGGTACAACCCGAATAACTCAACCGCTAACGTCCCAACAGCAGACGACCAAAGGCTTGTAGCAGCGGCGCTCGCGTTTTATTACGACAGCCCACTCAACGAAGCGTTACTTAATAAACCGCTAGCGCTCTACCAAGCCGACCCGCTAGGAGCAACAATTAACGACTTTTCGCACCCTGTACCAGATAACGATGATACGAGGAATCGACCAGAGTTTGTGCGGCAGCCGTTCGAATCTTGGATAGGGCATTGCTCGGGTGACTTATCAAGACACACGCCAAGATTTGCGGTTACGGATACGTTTAACGCAGCCAATGCGCCGGTAATCTAATGGCTAATCAGGTAGAAGCACTGTTAGAGCGCGTGCCACTGGATGCCGAGGAAGTCATAGTGTTAGGCAGGCATCGCAATGGAAAGCTTTACACAGATGCCACGCTATCAGAGCCAACACAGATAAGGCGCTTAATGCAGTCATGCCAAGAGGCGCTATTGGCATCCGAGTCGGCGTTAGCTGGCGATGATGGGCCGCTATACTAGTGCTTACCATCAACGCTAGAGAGTTAGGCGACCTTAGACGCGACCTTACACGTATGCGTAAGGAAGGGCCAAAGCAATTCAATATAGCAATGAGACGCGCTGTTAAGGGCGTTAAAACAGATAGCAGTAGGGCAGCATCGAAGCGTGCGTTTGTATCGGCAGCGTTTGCTAAGAACGCCGTAAAGTTACGAGATAGAATCATAAGCAGGACCGAGGCGTCGTTATTCTTTGACTTAAGGCGGCCGAATCTAACGTTTTTAAAGGGCGCCAAGTTCCTAAAGAATGGCTCGCTGTCGTTCCCGACAGCAGCAGGGCGAAAGCGTAGCCGCACTTTCTTTGCAATACCGGGACGCGGCGGCAGGCCGGTCGCTTACAGTCGCGTAAAACCCGGCGCTAGCCGAGACGCCATCGAGCCAAAATATGGTACGTCAGTCGGATCATGGGCTAGAGGTAACAGGGGTGCCGATGTTATACGCGACAGCTATCACACGCGCATGATTAAAGAGATAAACGGGCGGATACGATTCTTAAGGCTTAAGCGGTGATACCTGCACGTTCGACGAACATAGCAGCACGTTTAAGGTACTTACCGACAAGATACACATAGATCGAGGTTCCCCCGCCTGCGTTTATTGAACGATATTTGGGGCACAGATAAGCCCTACACTACAAAGGGTTATTAAAGGATCGAATGGCACCACGGAAAAAGTCAGCAAAGGCAGCGCCAAAGGCCGCGCCGAAAAAGAAAGCGTCAGCCAAAAAGAAAGCGACCAGAAAGAAACCGGCCAAGCCTAGAAAGGTGCAGCACGTTAAGGCGGGAGACGTGCCGGTATTGGTTATCGCTGATTGGACCGGGCTAACCAAAAAGGCGGTATATAACAATATCGACGATGGTGTTTTTATTATGACCAAGCCGGGTCATGTAGATTTTGAGCAAGCCGTAAAGGCTTACTTTCGAACGCTGCGAGATCGGGGCGCCAAGTCACAAAAAACGCAGAACATAACCGCCCGGCTAAATCTAGCTAAAGCGATGCAGATAGAAACGCAGAACGAATTTATTAGCGACCAGTTATTACACCGATCAATCGTCACAGACATATTGCAAAGCGTTGCGTTGCAAATGGTTTCGATACTGGATGCGCTGCCGGCAGCGATACGAAGAAAAATAACCACGCTGCGCGCTAAGGATTTGAATTACCTAAAAACAGAAATAGCGAAATGCCGCAACGCAATAAGCGCTATAGAAATTACGGACGATGCTATAGCGGAATCCAAAAAACAACTCGAGGCTAAACCATGACAGTGAACAAGAACAAGCACGAATTTTCGGCGCCAAACGACGAGCATAAATTTGGTTGCGGCGTTGGCGAGTTCGCGCGGCATTGTGTTGTTAGGTGGTCAGATGGCGTTACGGGTGATTTGAGCATGTTCACAGATTCCGACGGCTTAGAAACGCGGATACCAGACAGTAAAATACAACTAGGCGTAACAACAGATCAAGACGGCGAATTAAGGCAGCAATTAATAGTGCTTACGGCTGGTTCGTTAGTTGTTAAGGCTACCGGACTTTCGGGGCCGCTAACCGTAGTTATGAGGGATTCGTAGTTATGTCGGTATTTTTAGACAGCACAGACAAATACAGCAGCGGCGGCGCCACGTCGTCGGCCGATTTAACCGCGCTAACTGCCAGAGTCGCCACGCTTGAAGTAGATCAGACGGTACAAGATTCATTAATCGAAGCGAACGCGACCGATACAGAATTAGCCGCCCTTACGACAATTGTTAACGGCAATATTGATAACACGGTAACGGGCATTGCGCGACAGCCGGACCGTTCATTATTGGTAACGCTTGAAGATAACAGCACGGTACCAATTGCAGCGGCACCTGATGAACAATTAGATTCATCGTATGGCGTTACTGGAATTTTAAATAATGCAGTTAGTTATACATTTGCGCAGCTTTGGGATGATTTTGACCTAAAAGATACTGGCGTTTATCAAGGGTCGACTAAAACGCTTGCGGGTAATATCGATAATGATGGCGCCCAGTTTTACACCTTCATTAACAATGTTTTAACCACTGAAACCGCAAACGTACCTATTCCGGCTAATACACACTGGACTGTCACGCGGGTTCAGAATGCTGCTAAAACACCGATTCTGATCTACGACACCGATATGTCAACGGCGACCACAAGAGCATTTGACATGCTTTCTGGTAACTTTGATTACGAGTATGTCGAGGGATTTTCTTCGGATCATATTAGAAAAGTAACCAACGGCCAGAGTGACCTATTAATAATTGATGTGGACACCTTCCCCGATGGCTATCCAATCACCATTGAGAACGCCGCGACCGATGACCACACGTTAGAGGTTCAAACCGTTGGTAGCGATCAGTTTATACAGCATGATCCACTAGGCAATACATCGTCGTCGATCACACTAAACCCCGGCGAAATTTACGAAATCAACAAACAGAACAGCGGCGACTTGATTGTTATCGACAAGCCCGAGCCTGTTGTTAGTCCTGAATACGATCACCGGTCAATCAACGGCGACTTTGATTTAACGCAATTTGATTATGGCAATGTATCACTAGCCACGCTTTCAAACTCCATAGGAGCGCCCGCGCTTATTACTTATGGGACGCCATTAGCTCCACAAACACTTACTCTACAAGACGGTGAAAATGCCACGTTTGTACAGAATGCGGTCACTGGCTGGACAACAATCGCCCAAACCAGCGCTGTCGAGCTTGCGAGCCTTGATGTACTAGGTAACAAACTCCACGCGATTTTCTCGCCCAGCAAGTGCCAGCTAACCGACATAAGCGGAAATGGCAATGACTTGGTAGATTTCTTAACGCCGGTCACGTATGACGCGGATGGAAACCTTGAGTTAACAGGGGGCGTAAGGGTAGGCATACCGACAAACGGCACCGGCACCGGCATTTATATCTATGCGCGGGTTAAGTATGACTCCGCTATTGATACAGACTCCGAGGTGGCAATTTTTAACGAATTTGGTGATACTTATATACCACTAGGTAGCAATGGTGCCACGTCTGGAAACACCGAGTTAATAAGAGTGGATGGCACCCCTAATTCCAACATTCAGCGAATAAACGGCGTTCAGCTATCAGGCACCCGAGGCGACGTTTATAACGCGCTCAACACCGGTCAGTTCGTCACGTTTGAAGTTGATAATTTGCCGAATAATATAGCGTTAAGGGCTGGCGACAATGCCCAAACCGGACAATGGGACTTTGACGGCTTGCTGGGCGACATGGTGATATTAAACAGCGCGCCTACAGAAACAGAAGCGCAGATTATCCGCAACGTGCTGGAGCGCGGTATTGCTTTGCTTTCAGATCAAAAGTCAGGAGCAGCGACAAATACCCTGCCATCGGAAGATACATTAATTGAGCTGGATTTCAACACCACGTCAGGAGCGCCGACGTTTGTTACTTCGATTAACCAATCGTGGTCTAGCTTTCTTGCTGATTATGATTTTATTCGTGTGGAGTATAGTCAAGCCGACGGTGTAAATGGTAACGGTAATTTTTACCCCGCGATTAAGGGTGATATTCCTG